TCGCCTTCACGTCCTTGGCCCGCCTGGCTGGCAGGAAGGCTTTGTACATCGTCTTAAACTTCGCATCCTTGAAGACTTTGCAGGCCACCATGGCATTGAGGTTTGCCCACCTGATGTCGTCTTCCTCTTCCGGTGGCTTGATCTCGTCCATGGTCATGAAGTCCATAAAGTCGTCTAGCGACAACCTGTTTGGACCATCAAGCAACTCGTGTGGGGTTTTGTGCAACCGCGTGCAGAGCTCAAGTAAGAACATCCGCAGCGGCTGCGACCTCAGTTTTTTTCGGCGTCCTCCGGCGTGGCCGAGGCGAGGATGGTTTCGGCGATGCGCTCGACCACGGCCGGCGCGACCGAGGTCAGCAGCGCGCGCTTGTCTTCCAGGTCAAACATGGGCTTGCCATCGGCATGCCGGGCCTTCATCACCAGCACATGGGCCTGGGCGGCGACGCTGCCTTCGGCCTGGCTGCGGTTGACGATCAGCTGCTTTTCCGACAAGGTCAGCGGTGTGAAATACACCACCAGCGGCGCGCCTTCGTCGCCCCATTCGGGCACCTCGACATGGCGCTGCTCGCTGGCCGAAAAATGCAGCCGGGCACGGTCGATGATCGGGTTGGCCATGGGATCAGGCGGCCGTGGAAATGGACAGGGCGCCCGTGCCTTGCAGGCTCACGGATCGGGTGATCATGCCGTTGCTGTCGGGCACCGTCACGCCGATGCTCTGCACCAGGGCCGTGCCGCTGTAATACTTGTCGCCGGTGGTGGCGCCTTCGGGGTACAGGTTGAGCGTGACCGATGCGCCGATGGTCAGCGCTTCCTGGCCGGTGCTGTCGGTTTCATCCCACATGCAGTTGACTTCGGCGGTCCAGCTCGACCGGCCGGCCTTGAAGGTGCTGGCCGAGTCGTTCTGGCTGCTGTCCTCGACCATGTTGGCGGTTTGCGATACCGACCAGTCGCGCACTTCCGCGACGGTATCGGTGCCGAGCTTGACCAGTCCTTCGCTGCCGGTATGGGTTGCCATGTTGAAACTCCTATAAGGGTGATTGCGGGCTGCCTTCGGCAGCGATCCATTCGACCCGCACCGTCACGTCGGCATTGCCGGCGCGGCGGTCCAGATCATCCGAAAAATTCTTGTCGACCGATTCGACCCGCACATCGCGGGCCTTGCCGCCCAGCGTGCGGTTGGCGTACAGGGCGGCTTCGATCTCGGCCAGGCTGGTATTCAGCACAGTCTTGGCATCGGCGGCCTTGCAGGCAATGCGCACCGTAAAATCGACGCTGCGCAACAGTGTGCGCGGCGGTCTTTGCGTCTGATAGACAATATCCTCGCGACCATCGTCCAGCACGCGCAAGGCGGGCAGGTTGGCCTCGGGGATCGGCGTCAATTCATCGTCATACACATGCGCGCCGGTACTCGCCAAGCCGGTCAGGGCCGTGACCAGCGCGCCGTGTATCTGGGTGATTCCGTGGCTCATCGCTGCAGCACCAGGACGGTCATGCCGGTGCCATCGGGCCGCACTTCGGTGACGCTGTAGGCCGTGGCGTTGATGGTGATGCTGTCGCCGACATCGACGCTGCTGACATCAGCGCTGGCGCACATGAAAACCGGCGCCGTGCCGGGCACCAGGCTGAATGCGTCCTGATAGGCGTTATCGAAGATGCCGCGCACCGTGCCCGCGCCGACCGTGGCATCGATGCCAAAGTCGGCGAAGAACGGCGTGCGGTCTTCGACAAAAGCCATGCCTATCAGTCAGCGATGGCCGAGATGGCGATCGGGCTGGCGTAGCGGGCACCGTGCAGCAGGTAGGACACCTGGCCCACGGCGTTGGCCATGAGCAGGGAATCAACCCGCACGCAGTCGAAGCCGTTGGCAACGTCCAGGCTGGCCGCATCCACTTCGATCACGTACATCAGGTTTTTGTTGTCCGTGGTGTCGGTGGTGAAGGTGTTGGATGCCACCGTGGTTTCGACCAGGGTGTCGCTGGCGCCGGTGTCGATGTTTGCGTACATCGTGGTGAAGGCCAGGGCCTTCTCGCCGGTGCCGGCCACTGCGCTGGCTTGTTTCAGGGTGATGGCGCCGCCGGTGACGGTGGTGGCGTTGTCGACCGTGAGCAGGATGGTGCAGCGCTCGTAGCCCTTGAGGGATACGTAGTCGCAATCGCCGTTGGTGGTGGCCAGGGCGCCGATGATCGGCGAGCCCTGGACAAACTTGACAATATCAACCAGTTTCTTGCCTTGCATTTGTGTGTCCTTTCATTCGCGGGGCCGGCAGGGCCGGCCCCTTGGGTTGTGTTGCCGGATCAGGAACGGGTGGCCAGGGTGACGAAGTGGCTGCGCGTGCTGCTGCCGTTCTTCGCCGAGACTGCGGCGGAGAGCGCCGGCTGCCCATCCATGCGGAAGGTCAGGCGGAAGGCCATGAGGTCCTGGTCGAACCAGAGGTGCATTGAGGTGGCGAAATCCGCGCCGCCGCCCTTGGTGATGGCGCGGTAGCCGGCAAAGTTGCCGAGGATCACGTCGCCCACGGTGCCCAGCGTCTGGCAGGCATCGGTCTCGATGATCGGGCGGCCCAGCAGGAAGCCGTTGGGCGCCGCCTTGAAGCCCTCTTGCGGTGGTGTCCAGATCGGGTTGTTGTTGAGCGACAGCACCATGATCTGGTTCATCGCATCGGGGTGGATCAGCCAGGCCAGCGAATTGCCGCCGGCCTTGAGGCAGCGTCCGTACATCTTGGCGATGTTGGTCGCGTTGATGGTGACCGCCGTCTGGCCGCTTTCCTTGGCCTGCGACACGGTCGAAGCCGCCGTCATGATGCCCAGCGGCTGGCCGGAGCCGCTGCCGTTGACAATGGCGTCGTTGATCTTCCAATCCACCGCCTCGCCCATCTTGCGGGTGATGTGCGCCGACATCGCGGCAGCATCGGCCAGCATTTCCTCGCTGGCGGCAACCAACACCTTCAGCTTGCGCAGGCGCAGCTCGCTCTGCTTGAGCGAGGGCTTTTTCGGGGTGGTCTGGTCGCCTTCACCTTCCCATGCGGCATAGATGCCGGTGCTGCCCCAGGGGGTGGTTTCGTCGCTCGGGAAGGTCATGTTGTTGCCCGACACCGGCGTGGCATCGCAGCGGGCCAGCAGCGATTCTTCGCCGTAGGCCACGCTGGCAATGGTGCGCGCGAATTCGGGCGGGACGGCAAAACCGCCATCCGGGCCGCTGCCTTCGTTGCCGAAGACCGTGGCGGCGCGGTTCAGGCGCTCGCTGACGACGGCGCCGCTCTTGGCGCTGGCGCGCAGCACGTCGGTGCAGAATTCGCCGTAGCTGCGGAAGCCCAGCTTCGGATCGTCGGCCAGGTTATCCGTCACCTGCGCGCCCTTGCCGAACGGCAGCTTGCTGCCTTGCGAGGCATTGCGGCGCGCGGCGAGGATGTCGGATTGCAAATCGCCGACATTCTTGCCTTCGGTGATCGCCTTCATCGCCAGCGCGGGGCCGTCTTCGTCTTTGTGCTGGTCGCCCAGCTTGATCAGGTCGGCGACGCGCTTCTGTTCGGTGGCGCGGGCCGCATCGGCAGCGCGCGTTTCAGCGGCCGTGATGTCGGCCGGGGTGATTTCGTTCGGGGTGGTCATGGTTCGTTCCTCTTGGGTGGGGTTGAGGGGAATCAATGGGGAGTCTTCCAGGGCACGGCCAAAGCCGACCGATGGGTCGGCCGGGCAGGCAACGATGCTGATTTCGTGGGGTTCCCAGTCGGTGACGCGATAGGTCTCGACGGCCTTGTCGCCGGTTTCGACCAGTTGCGCCTTGTGGATCACATAGCCGACGGACACATTGCGCCGGATACCATCCAGCACGTCCTGGTAGACCTCCTCGGCGCGCGCGCTTTTGCCAAAGCGAACGACGGCCCGACCTACCCGGTCGGCGTCGATGCGTACCGATTCGACCACCCCGACGATGTCTTCGCCTTCGTGATCACACAGCAGCGGTCCGCCGGATTTGAGGCGTCCCAGCCGCACGGCCTTGGCGCCGTGGTCGAGGATTTCACGCCCCCACCAGCGGTCGTAAGGTTCTTCCGATGAAAACGCCAGCTCGACGGTGCGCGCGGCGGCATCCACGGCGGCGCGCTCGAACGTGAAATACCGCTCTTCGCGTGTGCCGGGTTTGATCGTCTTTTGCATCGTTCGCTCCCTGAAGATGTCTGCACGCACATCATCGCGATGCAGAGGGACACGCATAAGGCAAGCGATGTCCGCGCTAAACCAGTTCCAGCAGCAGCAGCGCCTCGTCGTCTTCAACGGGCCCGGCGGGCAGTGCCAGCGGGATGCGCGGGCGGCGCCGGGGGAATACCGGAGCGCCGGTGGGGATGGCAATTAAAGGCGGCCCGCCATCCAGCTCAAGATATGCCTGCGCCGTGCTGCTGCCTGCGCTGCTGCCGGATAGCCAGACAATCGCGGTCAGCGATGCGGCGGCCGTTGCCGTGCCGGCGGCGGTGCCGCGCAGGGCGTTGGGGTCGGTGGCTTGCTGTCCCCATGCGTCGCCCCACGAGTTGCCCCAGCTATCGAGCCAGGACGATGCCATTTATGCAGGCCCCCATTCGGTGCCGCTTTGGCCGTCGCCGCTCACGGCATAGTCGTTGACCTTGCGCACGTCGGCATGGATCGGTGCAGATTGCGCGGCAGCAATTACAGCGGCGGCCAGGTTTTCCGGTGACAGGTCGGTAAAGGGCGAAATGCTGCCGTAGAGCCGCCCGGTGGCATAGCGCGTCAGCGTGGCGGCGCAGCTGCCGGCGCTGCTGCCGGCCAGCCAGCCCGCGGCGGTAGCGGTGGCGCTGTCCGTGGTGCTGCCGGCGCCGCTGGCAGACAAGCCGAGCGCGGCGTTGATGTTGCCGGTCACGCTGGCGCTGCCGTCGGAGGTGCCGACCATCGACACCACCAGCTGCAGCGTGGCGCTGGCGGCACCAATGCCGGCAGAGGTGGCGGCGATGTTGCGACCTTCCGCCAGCGACAGCGTGGCGGTGCTGCTGCCTTGCGTGTTGTTGTGGCTGGACAGTGCGCCGGCACGCTGCGGCAGCATCCATGCGCCGGGGTGCCGGTAGCCGGAAGGGATGCCGACCAGCTCGCTGGTGATGCCTTCGCCGGCCGTGAGGTTGCGCATGCGCCCGGTCTGCGCAAAGTTGCTGTGATGCGACGACGGGATTGCGCTCAGTAACGCAGTTGCCCCGAAGTATTTCATCCCGGACGACGCGAACTGGTTGCCGTTGCAGCGCAGCGCCATCAGATTACCTCGGCGGCTTCCGTCAGACCAGCGGCGATCAGCTTTTCTCGGTCGATGTCCTTTTGCAGTTCGATGACCAGATTCGCCAGCGTGTAGGAATTACCCTTCCACTGGCTGAAGTCGTTGACCAGGTCGAGAATGCGTTTGTCCATGATCAGCCGCCGTAGCCGTAATCGAAATCGATGTTGACCGTGCCGGACGAGGTGGTGGCGCCGGTCTGGAACAGCAGGAACTGGATGTTTGCGCCGTCGGGGATCTGGCGCATGGACGGCAGCGCATTGACCAAGTCCATTTTGTTGTAAAGGCCTGTGGCCGGCAGCGGTAGCGTCCAAAGCGGCTTACACAAGCCGATGATTACCGTGCCGGACGCATGCGCCGTGCCGGACCATACAAGCGAAACAATGTCGGACACACCGGTATCGCCGGCAGCCAACGGCAGGAAGGGGTTGT